CTACGCCTTGTCCTTGGATGGCGAAGATCGATGGCAGATTCTTTCCGGCAAAGTATCTGTTTACTGTGGACTATACAGGGTCAGAGATAGCAGATGATCCTGCGCAGCATAAACAAAGTCACGTTATGCAGCTACTAGATGCAGAAGAGTGGACGGGTAATATTGTTGCTTTGCCAAATAATCGAGTTCGTGTGACACATCCGGCATGGTTTGCGTTGGGTGAGGGTGCTCCAGACTTCAGGCCCTCTCAACATATACACTATTCAAAAAGTGATTTAGACTATACACTGGACGTGAATAGAGTATTTGACAACCTTTATAATGAGGATGAAGAAAATGGCGAAAAAAATACCTGAAGGACCAAAAGGAGCAGGGTTACGCGCTTTGAAAGCAAAAGCTCCCGGTGTTGTAAAGAAGATGGGTTTTTCAAAAGGGGGCAGAGTGCAAGCAATGAATCCTGTCCAGCCAAACATGATGTGTCCTAGAAAACAAGAGGCTTCTAAAGGAATGAAGTAATGACAACATCTGGTTCAAGAGATTTCAACTTAGATGTTGGAGAGGCCATAGAAGAGGCTTATGAACGGTGCGGATTAGAAGTACGCACTGGGTACGACGCTAAAAGTGCGCGTAGATCTATGAATTTGATGTTTGCAGACTGGGCAAATCGCGGCTTGAACTTGTGGACAGTTAAAGAAGCTAATTTTACTGTAACACAAGGAACGGCAGAATATTCTTTAGCGGCGGATGTTGTAGATTTACTTGATGTAGTTGTTCGTAGAGACGGCACAGACTTTGAGATACAAAGGATTAGTCGTGGCGATTATGCAACACTTCCAAATAAAACTACTCAAGGTAGACCTAGCCAGTTTTTCTTAGATCGTCAGATAACTCCAAAGATTTATTTGTGGGCCACTCCTGAAAACTCAACGGATCAAATTCGTTATTACTACGTTCGTAGGATTGAAGACGCTGATGCTCTTGTGAATACAACGGACATGCCTTTTCGTTTTTATCCTTGTATGGTGGCGGGTTTGTCTTATTACATTGCGATGAAACGTTCACCAGAGCGCATTCAACTTCTCAAGACGGTGTATGAAGAAGAGTTTCAACGCGCAGCGGATGAGGATCAGGGCAGAACGCCACTCAAGCTACAACCTAGCTTGAGTTATTTGAGGGTCTAATGTCATACGCTAGTGGTAAACATGCTTATGGTATATCAGATCGGTCAGGTCGCCGTTACCGTCTTCGTGAGATGAAGACAGAATGGACTGGTGCAAAGGTCGGTCCTGATGAATTTGAGCCAAAGCATCCACAGTTGTTTCCTCCAAGAGCTTTTCCTGATCCTCAAGCCTTGCGAGATCCACGACCAGATAAAAAAGAAATAGTTCAAGCGTTTGTTGGTGTTCCTTTGGTCGAAAACCCTAACTTAGTTGTGCCTCGCATGGTTGGACAAGTGGGTGAAGTCGAAGTCACGACAAATGAAAGCCTTGTTTCTTTCAGTGTAACGGGAGTATCTGCTGCCGGATCGGTTGGCTCTGTGGAAATAATTGCACAAGCGGTTTCTGTAACGACATCTTCTTTAAGCTCTACTGGGGAAGTTGGAACAGTTACAATTCCAAACGAGAGTGTGAGCGTTTCTGGAGTATCTGCTGCCGCATCAGTTAGTTCGGTCTCTGTAGGCGGTGATATATCTGTTACAGTTACTGGTTTGTCTGGCATCAGTTCTGTAGGCTCTGTATCGCTGGTGATGGACGTTACAATTACTTTGACAGGTTTAGGGGCAACGGGTAGTGTTGGAGCGGTAACGGTTTCCACAGGCGGTGCGTGGGCGCTTGCCTCTGGCTCTTGGAATGATTCAGGGGTATGGAGCGATAGCGCAAATTGGAATGATGGCTCTTAGAGGACTGTATAATGGGCACATTTTCGGATGGTGAAAGCGGATCTTCGGTTCGTACAAAGATAAACGCTGCGATTGAAAAAACAGAGGGCACCTCTGCGATATCTACTGTTGATATTAACGGTGGTGCAATTGATGGCGTGACGCTTGGAACAAACTCTGCCGTCACGGACTTGCGTGTTGATAATATTAAAGTTGATAGCAATGAAATTTCAGCAACAAATACAAACGGCAATGTTCAAGTTACTCCGAATGGTACAGGTGTCGTTGAGGTCAAAGGCGCAGGTGGCAATGATGGGACGCTTCAGTTAAACTGCTCTGTAAACAGTCATGGCGTTAAAATAAAATCACCACCACATTCTGCGGGTGCTTCTTACACATTAACGTTACCTAACAATGACGGCGATGCTTCACAGTTTTTGCAAACTGACGGTTCAGGAACTTTGAGTTGGGCGGCGGCAGGCGGCGGCTCTGGTGGTGTAACGGTACACGAAAATCAAGCTGCGATGCTAGAGGATGCCGCGTCTGCTGCGGAGGGGTCTTTGCATTACGATACAGATGCAAATAAATTATATCTAAAACAAAGTAGTGGATTCTTTTTATTATTTACCATCACTAACACTACACCAACAATAACCGATTTTTCCGAAAACACAGGAGGTGCGGGGGCAAACAATTTAACGACTGCTCAGACGTTTGCATTAACCGCTGGTTCAAATACGGTAATAACGATTAATGCCACTGATCCAGACCTTGAAACGCTTGTTTATTCGGCCACAGTGACTAGTGGTACTGCAACGGATGTTATCTCTTCGCCAAGCATGCCGGTCATTAATCAATCTTCAAATACTTTTACTTTGGTGCCAGCGACCTCAGTGGGTGGAACTATAACAGTAAGGTTTGATGTTAGTGACAGTAATAACATCGCGCATGTTACACAAAGCTTTTCTCTTGCATTCACCGTTGCGAATAGTCGTTTTACTCGATTGCTAATTAATGCAACTGGCTCAGGCTACAACAGCCTTTTTACTGACAGTGCAGGTAATTATAGTGCGAACGTATTGACAGGTACTAAATCAATCGTAGCAGGCACTCATAGTCCATATAGGCATGGCGGCTATCCTGCAAGCGCAGTAGATAATGTTGAATATGTAGCTGCGAGTCATGGCGGCTCGTATTTATTTCCTGCACATGACGATGCGATTCAAATGGCTGCTAGTGGCGGACCAGTTATTGGCACGTCTGAATTTGAAATAAGCATGTGGATCAAGCCAAAAACAATTTCAGGCGACGATGTTCTGATTGATTTTAGACCGGCATATACAAATGGAGTCTATATAAATTTTCTTTTGTCGAATGGTCGTCCGCAACTTCACGTGAATAATAGTACTGTTATTTATGACTCATCTGCCAGCCAAGTATCAGTTAATACGTGGACATATCTTACTTTGACAAGAGTAAGTGGAAGCACTAAAATTTATGTCGATGGATCACAACATGGAAGCACTTATTCGGATTCCAATAATTACTTGACGGGCAATTATCGACCGTTAATTGGAGCAGCGGGTTATAATTACGCGCTTGCAGAATTTGACGGTTTTATTTCCGATTTAACAATAAAACTTACTGGTAATTCGAGTCCTTCTGTGCCTACTGCTCCAGTTTCTTCCAGCGGCACCGCTTTGCATCTAAAAGGAACCGAGGGAAAAGTTATAGACAAGGCTCAATATAATAATCTAAAGCTTTTCGGAAGCGCGGTTGGTACGTCTGCGCTTTCAACGGGAACTACACCACCACGAATTGGCGCTGCTTGGGAAGGCACATCTGCGATTGCTCTCTTACAAAGTAGCTCTCAAGATCATATTTTTGCGGAAGAGTTTGATCTTTCTACAAACGCTTTTACTATTGAAACTTGGGTTTATCTAACGGATGCATCGGGTGAGCGCTGTCTTGTTGATTTTCGACCAAATGGCTCATCCAGTGGAGACTATTTTAATCTTAATTTTAATGCTGGTGTGCCAAAACTCCAAACGCCAAACTTGACCAGTAGTGTTACTTTATCATCTGCCACTTGGTACCATCTCGCGGTGACAAAGGATACATCCAGCGCGACACACGTGTTACGTATGTATGTCGATGGCACAAAGGTAGCGCAAACTAACGATAACAGAACGTGGTTGACTGGCACAGACAGACCGGTAATCGGCGGCATCGGTTACAATCAAGCAAGCTTGAGTGGTTACTTCTTTCGAGGCTATATCCAAGATTTTCGGATTAGTATTGGTTTGGCAAGGTATACAGCGGACAATGAAACAAGTAATATTCCTACTTCGGCACTGAAAGGCTAACCTATGATCGGTTTCGGCCCCGTCGGTGGCGCACCACTAGCAGACGATCACGCCAGCAATGTACTGACATGTGCGCCAGGTGTATTTGCTGTTTCCGGTCAAAATAATAATTTTTCGGGTTCGCCTGTATATGACACCAGAATAACTGAAAGCGGCGACATCCGCATCACAGAGGCATCTAACGCTAGGATGCTGGAAGCTCAAAGCACAAGTGCAGGCGCTGCAAGCTATACATTAACAGGTCAGGATGTTGCTCTTAGGCCGTCGGTAAATTTAGCTGGTGATGCTGTTTCGTTTACACTGACCGGCCAGGACGCCGATTTCACTTATGTCGATCTGGATGGTCCTCGAATAACAGAAAGCGGTGATAGGCGGGTTACTGAAAGCGGTGATGCACGTGTTACGGAGGGCTTTTCTGGCGCTTCGCTGACCGCAGAAAATGCATCTTATGCTCTTTCTGGTCAAGCAGCAAACTTTACGCTTAATGCAGGAGCCGCACAAGCAAGTTACAGTCTGTCAGGACAGGACGCAGCATTTATAAGAAGTGCTAGACTTGCTGTTAATGCAGGCATTTTTAATGTAACAGGTCAAAGCGTTACAATTTCCTCAAGCGCTTTTGTTGCGCTCTCTTTTGTGACTGGTGCACCCGTTCTTGGCACGCCAAGTTTAACACAGGTAAGTGATCTAGTCGCCAACTCTATTGTGTCTCAAAGTCCGGTCGTAGGTAGTCCAGAGCCAACTGAAATTCACAATTTCACGCCTTCCAGTATTTTGACGGGTGCGCCTGACCTTGGTGCTCCACAAGCTACGCAGGTGCATGACTTGGCACCAAATAATATTTTGACGGGCGTTATTTTGCTCGACGGTTTTGTGCGCCCGATTTGGCTGGATCAAGAGGTGGCTAATGAAATTTGGACAGATCAAACCAACAGCGCTGAAACTTGGTCTGACGCTGCCTGATATGATACACAAAATTTAAAGGAGAAAAAAATGGCGATAAGTCTTACTCTGCCCGTTGTCGGGAGCTCCACTGACACCTGGGGCACCACAATAAACACCGGACTCACTGCGATACAATCCACTTTGAACGGAAGTGGCACAGC